ATAGATAAATACCATATTTATATTATATAAACATTTAATTAAATGATTAATAATAATATAATTATAATTATTAATATCAGAATATAATTTAAACATTTTATCATAATTGAAAAAAATAATCAATTTTATTAAAGTAACTTTTTAGGAAAAAGTTACGTCAAAAAGTTTAAGTAAAAAGTCTTAAAAAAATGATTAGATTGTTATATTTCAATATCAAATAAAATAGTTTCATTATTATACTTTTTATCAATTATCTTTTGTTGTAATATAAATCTGTTAATTTTCATATTAAACATATTATATTTAAGAAATATTTCCATATCCATTTCATGTTTAATACAATTGAAACATATTTTTAATTTATTTAAAATATTTGAATATTTTAAATTATTAAGTATATGATATTTTTTATTGCAATTTATACATTTTAATGTATTAAACAATTTTTTCATAATTGTTTTTTTATATAATAATATCAATTTTTATTTTCGTAATTTTCTCATAAATAATTGTTCGATTCTATCATTTATATGGGATACACCATTTTTGTCATAATTTGCAATGTTATTAATATTACCATGAACTATGTCTAAATATGTTGGTATATTTGTATATTGTGGAGGTCTATTAATATGATTTGAATTATACCATTCACGTGTAGGATTATAACCACTATTTGTATTAAGTTTATTATTGAATTTAATGGATGTATTTGCTCTATCATATCTTTGAGCAATTTGATTTCGTTCAGTTCGTCTATTACCATATTCTTCACTTGTTGCAACATATGATCTATTTGTATTCCTTTTATTCAATATACTTCCATTGTTTTGTCTCCAATATGCAGATCCAGTTTGATCTTTTGGTTTTAATTTATTCAATGTACGTATTACTCTATGATCTTCTACAGTATGAGCATTTGGATGCTTATTTGTTGTCATTGAATGATAAGTTTGTTTTGCTGGATGCATATTTCGTCTTCCTTGTGGTTGGGTTGATGGTCTTGTTTTAAGATGAGTTTGCAATACAGATTGTGTTCGATGTCTTGGTACACAATCAACAGTTGCTCCACTTGGCTGAATAATACCATAATGTTTTTCTTCAATAGTTCTATTATAACTTCTTTTACTTGGCAAAAGTGGTCTAATTACATTTTTTGCTATTAATGAGTCTGGAATTCTAAATGTTCCTGGCAAATCACCAGGAGCTTGAAAATCTAATCTACCTTTTGATCTATTATCATAAAATCTATCTTGTTCTCTATGACGATTATTATGTCTTATGATTAATTTATTATCATTATATGGTCCTATTTTATTTCTATAAATATCATCATCCAATGGTTTCGGATGATAATAACTTTTAGCATTTCGTCCATTAATTGCTCTCATTTTCCATTCTGGTAATCGTGGTTTATCAATCATTGGCATTTCCATAAATCTATTATAATTTTGCATATTTCTAGTATTATCTTGTCTCAACATTTTTAATTAATGTTTATAAATCGTATATATATGTAAAATAAAATTTATCAATTGATATGGTATTGCTAATATTGTGATTATTAAATTTAATATTATTAAACCTTTATGAAGATCCTTACTTAAATATGAAAGAAACACATCTATTGATAAAAATACATGTATTAGTATTGATAATAATAAAGATATTGCAAATATTAATAAAAATATAGAAATCATAATATTATATAATTTAACACTCTTTTTATCTTTTAAAAAGGTATAGTCTTGAAATAATAAATATTCATCTTCATCATCTGAATTATTGAAAAATTCATCATCTTCATTATCTTTTACATACATAGAAACTTTTTAGAAAAGAAACTTTTTAGAAAAAAGTTTCAGCAAAAAGTTTTTAGTAAAAGTTTCAGCAAAAAGTTATCAAGGAAGGAGTTTTAAAGAGAGAGTTTTATATAAAAAAATAGTAATATATATTTAATAAATTAATAAAATTGATTTCTATAATATTGATATAAAATACAAAATGGATAGTATTGCACAAATTGGTTGGGATACTGTGTGTAATGATATAATAAAAATACAAACTTTATTAAAATCTAAAAATTTTGATCCAACTTTTAATGACAATTATCCATTGAAACAATCGATAAAAAATAATAACATTGATGTAGTTAAATTATTAATAGAAGATAAAAGAATAGATATATCAAAAATTAGAGAAGAAATGATTAAAATAGCTGAAAATTTAGCTTATATAGATATATTAAAACTTTTAAAAAATGATGATAATTCAGAATTAACGGAATATTATACTAAAAAATTTAAAGAAATCGCAAAGTTATTTCCTGAAAGAATACATTTTATCAAAGCATTTACGATAGCAATAAAATCATGTACACAAATTATGGTTGATTTATTAATTGGATGTATACAACATAAATATACAAATAAAGCTATATTATATGCATGTAAATCAAATTATGAAAATATTGTTATATTATTATTGGATGATGATAGTTTTGATGTTGTTACAGGAAATAATTTATTAATACATTATTCATATAATGGAAATTATAGATTAGTAGAATTATTATTGAAAAATAAAAAAATACAACCAAATTATAAAAGTAATAGATGTATTGTTGACGCATTAAAACAAAGAAAATTGGATATAGTTAAATTATTAATAAAAGATTCGAGACTTGATTTAGCTATGAACAAAAATTTTATATTTTATATGGCTTGTAAGTATGGTTATCTAGATATAGTAAAATTATTATTAAAAAATAAAAAAGTAGATCCAAATGATAATGATTCTGATGCATTAATTACTGCATTTAAATATAAACAATTTCATATTGTAAAATATTTAGCTCTATTTCCACATGTTAAATTTAATAGTTGTAATAATTTTATGTTTGTGAAATCAGTAAAATTGGGATATATTGATATAGTTAGATTATTGTTACAAAGGACTGATATAGATCCATGTGTCAATGAAAATGGTCCATTGAGAACTGCTTTTATTCATGGTGATTACAAAATGCTTAAATTATTATTAACTAATGATAGTATTCTTAATTATCCAATACAAAGATTATATTAATTAAATAGCTGTCAAATATCGACTTTTTAAATGTAATTTTTCATCTTTTTTTAGATATGGATATTCTGGAGTGTAAATATTTGGCAATTTAGCAAATGGATTATTTAAAAATTTATTTAATAAAAGTTTTATTTTATAATCATGTTTATTTGTATTTTCATAAAATTTTAATACATAATAAGTGTAAATTAATCCTGATATACTCAATTGTTTATAATTATCAACATCATTATAAAATATTTGTCCAATTATTGGAAAAAGTCTTATATCTTTTTTTATTTTTACACCATCTATTGGTATATGAGTATCATTTATTTCATTAGAAAATATATGCAATTCTCCAGTTTGTGGTAAATTAAATAATTTATTAAACACATAATCTCCGCCAACAACAATTATAAATGTTTTATTTATTTTTTCTATTGATTTTATAGTACCATTAGAAATTTTAGGTTCCTCATATCGTTGATTATTTAAAATTGGAAAATATTTTTCCAATAATAATATTCTTTTAAATGTTTTCTTAATTCTCCAATGAAATTGTAAAAAATTCATTGTAAGTTGCATATAATGATCAATTTTCATATATTGAGGATCAGTAATAAAATAATCTCCAATTTTAATTTTAATTTTATCAAGTATTTCTTTAGTTTGTAAACTTATATCAATAATTGCATCTTTTGATAAATTTATAAAAATTTTACGTGTATGACCAGTCATTCCAGATATTATTCTAATATTTTTAAAACCTTTAACTCTTAAAAGTTCAGATAATTCATTTGCATCTTTTACTGGATCGACAGAATAAACATCAAAATCTAATAAATCTGTTTGTTCATTATATATACCTTCATTTCTTTTATCTTGTAATAATAAATGTATAGCATATCCTCCATAAAATACTAAATTATTATTTTTTATATATTGAAGAATAATCGTTTTAATTTGTTCTTCATTTATAATTTCCTTATGTTGAATTTTAAATTTATTTAAAATTTTTTCAATATTTTTATTTGATAATCCTTTAGGAAAAATACCATTTATTACAAAATTCTTTTTCATTTATATATATAAATCAAAAATGAAAGTTGCACCTAAATCGATCGCAACACTTGATAAAGAAGATATCTTAGATATAAGTGATGATCAATTTAAATTATATATGAAATTACGTCCAGTAGAATATAATTATAAAAGTGAAAAACTTAAATATAATGATGAACAAAAATTAAAAAAATATAATGAAATGATGAAGAATCGTAAATTAAAAGCCATCGAATTAAAATTTAAAAGTGAAACCGGTTGTAGTACTATAAAACGATTGAGTAAAGAACAATATGATAAAATATCAAATATGATGAACGATTTAATTGATAATGATAATCCAAATATTGATCAATGGATGGAAATTGATGAAAATGATTTAAAAATATATCGAGAAATGGAAAATAACGTTAATATGACCGAACAAAATGAATTGATAAATAAATATGATACATTGAGAGAAAAAATATTGAAAGAAACTATAGAACCAAAATTAATTAAAACACATGGTTTTGTTTTACATGAATTGGCACTAACTAATCCATCATTAGTTTATAGTGATGAAGATGATAATCTTGATGGAATTTATTACAATACATTACACGCCCTACATGTTTATATAATTCAACAACAACAAAAAAAATTAAATGATCTTGAAGCAAGAATTTTAAAACTTGAATCTTAAAAATCATAAGGATAAAACCATAAAATTCCAGTTTTGTATTTATCTGCAAACATTTGCTTTTCTCTTAAATCTAATTCAATTAATTTACATAAAGATTTAATCGTTTCTTTTTTCTTAACTTGTACTTCTAATTGTTTACATATTTTCAATAAAATAGTTTTATCATTTATTTGATTACAAATAAATCCTTTTTTAATTTTTCTTAGATCAGAAGAAATATTTTCATTAGTAAATCTCAATTTAAATACCATTTTATTATTATTATTTTTTTCAATATATCCAATAATAAAATCATTTTCTTTTTTAATTTTTCTTGATTTTCTTTTCAATAAATATTCATTATCTTTTAAATTAACAAATTTATGTAAAGAATTATTATAAATTCGTGGCATCATTAAATAATGCCCTATGAATTTCTTGGTTTTATCAATTTGAGTAAAAGATTCTGTATCAAAATAATTATCTCCAATTGAATGATTAAAACCAATTTTTATCATATTTTCATCAATTAAGTAATTTTTATAATTTTTTAAGATATTGAAAATAATTTTAGAAATATTCTTTTTTGAATTAATATATTTTTCTAAGGCATATTCAAGTATGTTTTGTTGATGTTCAATTTGTAATTTGGACAAATGTAATGCTAATAATTTAAATTTTGTCATTGTTTTTAAATATTTAATTGTTTTATTAATATTGTAAAAATATTTTGTTTTTCTTTTAGAAATTATTGTTGTTATTTGTTTATTAATATTTATATTTTTATTTGGTTTTGTAAAATTAATTCGTTTTTCCAATGATAATGTATTATCATTTAAATCTATAGGATTGAATGCAAAAATTCCAGTAGATAATTCAATTAAAAATCCATCATTAAATATATTTTTATTATTTATCAATTCTTTAAGTGCTAAATCTATAAAACAAGTGTCAGAATATTTTTTCAATAATTCATGAATAATAGATCGTGATATTATTGTATATTGATTGATTATATCTATTATATATAATTTTGCTAAAAATACTTCATCATTTTGATAATATAATTTATATGTTAAATTTGGATTATTAGTCGTAATATTTGATGAATCATAAAATTTATAATCGATAGCAATAGTTTTTAATATTTTTTCAATTTGTTTAATTACGATATAATTTTTTTCATCTCTGGCATATTCTAATTCTTCAGATGACATAATTTTATCACTGTTTGGAATTGAAACAACATATTTGTGAATATTAACTATTTTATTTTCAATATCATCATGAGATTTAAATCTTATGCCCCGGCCGATAATTTGATTAACACGTGAGAAATTTTCTTGAACATTTAATATATAAATATCATGAATGCGTTTTAAATCTAAACTTTCTTTAATTAATAAAGATCCAATTATATATTTAATGATTTTACCATTTTTATTTTCTTCTGAGTTAAATATTTTAATTAATTTATTTCTATCAATTATAGAAATATCTTTATGTAAAATAATATATTTTGATGGATAAAATTGTTCATTTCTTTTCCAATCTTTATATTTAATACCATATTTATAATCAATGTTATTATTATTGATTAAATTAATTCCAACTATATATTCGCTTATTCCATTTTCTATCATTGCATTTGCAAATAATTTTATTCCACTATTATTTACAAATTTTCCAAATACAAATCCAAATGGTCTATTATTTTTCAAAATATCAGATATACATTTATGATACTTTGAAGAATAATTTCCTAAATTAGAAATATTTAAAACCGGTCCACTTATCGAAGATTTCATTACATTTTGTCTTGATAATGTAATTTTATATTTTTTTAAATAATCTATTGATACATATTTAAGTTCATTTTCTATTTTTGAAAAAATCATATCTGGTAAAACAAATTCACAAATTTTTTTAATTTTCATATTTACACTTCCAGTCCAATATTTTTTATATGCTTCAAATTGAATTTTTGATAATGGCACTCTGATAAGTTTAGTTTGTATGATTCGTTCATTATTTGGACCTTGTAATTTAAGTGGAATTGAACCAATATCTATTTGTGTTGGAAAATATTTAGGATCGTTGTACATATTGTAAGATATCATTCCAGCTAATCTTGATTTGATTATTTTATTAGCATTTGGTTTTAATTCATTGTCAATTGTAAATAATTCATATTTATCTAATAGATCGTTTGGATATAATAAATTTATAAATTCAACAATATCATATGGTTCATTAAACATTGGAGTTGCTGTCATAAGTATTAATTTATATCTTTTTGAAGTTTTCATCAATCTTTTTAACGCAATTGAGTAAGTATTTTCATTCAATAAAGAATGTGCTTCATCAATAATTATTAATGAATCAGTTATATCACCATCTCTATTTTTAACAAATGATTGATAATTTTGAAAAATATATCCAATTTTAATTAACTTATTTTCATCTTTATGTGTCAATGTATTATAATTTGCAAATGATCCACATTTTCCACTTAATTCTTTTATAAAATTAACACGAGCTATACTTGAACACACAATAAATATTTTTGGTGATATTAATGATAATCTATATTTTTCTGAGATTTGTATTGCTTCACATGTTTTTCCTTTCCCAGTTCCATGAAATAAAATTAATTTATTATACAAAGTCTGAGATGTTATAAAATTTTTAACAAATTTTTGATGACGTTGAATAATAAACTTATCTTTTAAATTTTTAATTGGTTTTCCAAAAAATTCATTTTTTGTTTTTATCAATGCATTAAAATTTTTATCTTTTATTTTTGGATAATAACTATCCATTGAAAAGAAACTTTTTAGAAAGAAACTTTTTAGAAAAAAGTTTCGGCAAAAAAGTTGATGAAAAGGTTGAAGAAAAGGTTGATGAAAAGATTGATAAAAAGTTTTTATATAAACCAATAAAATTAAAAAAATAATTTATTAATTTATCAATTTCATAACTCGTTTATCTTTTTTTAATAATTTAACAATTTCAAAATGACTATATTCACATGCAACTTGAAATAAAGAATTACCAATATCACTTAGATCAACTCTTTTATCTTTTAATAATAATTTCACAACTTTTAAATGTCTATTTTTGGCTGCATATCGAATAGCACAATTATCGCGATCACCTGGATTGACTCTTTTATCTTTTAATAATAGTTTAACGATTTTATAATAACCTTTTTCAGATGCACATAAAATTGCAATATTATCATCAACACTAGGATCAACTCTTTTATCTTTTAATAACAATTTAACGATTTTTGGATAATTAAATCTAACTGCATTTGTAATTGAACAATTACTAAAAATACTAGGATCAACTCTTTTATCTTTTAATAACAATTTAACGATTTTTGGATAATTAAATCTAACTGCATTTGTAATTGAATAATTACTAAAAACACTAGGATCAACTCTTTTATCTTTTAATAATAATTTAACTATTTTATAATAACCACAACAAGATGCTTTATAAATTGAAAACTTGATATCAAAATTTGATTTAACTTTTGATAAAAGATATTTATATATTTTATAATAATTATTATTATTTGCTATTGTAAATAACTTATTATTTATGGTTGTACTATCAATTTTTAATAATAATAATTTTATTGTTTTATATTTATTTTCTTTATACAAATATTCAAACAAATCTAAAATATTTTCATAATCTTCATAATATTCATATATAAATATTCTATCTATAATTTCACCGATATGATTACACATTTTAAAATTTAAACACAAATCATTGTATATTAAAAACATTTTATTTATTATTGAAATTTTTTAGAAAAAAGTTTCGGCAAAAAGTTTTGGTTAATGAGATTGATTTATTGAAATTAATTTATTGAGATTATATTTATTAATCAATTTTAATATTAAAAAAAATTAAAATTTTAATAAAAGTAATTAATTTAATTCAAGATTCAACTTAGATTTTACATGTTTTAATAATAATTTAAAAATTTTTGGATGTCCACTCTTAATTGCTAATTCTAGTGCTTCATTGTTATTATCACTTGGATTTACTCGTTTATCTTTTAAAAGATATTTTATAATCTTTAAATGTCCATTTTTTGATGCCATTCGGATTGAATTATTATTATGGGAACTAGGATCGACTCTATTATCTTTTAATAGCAATTTAACAATTTTATGATGACCATAAGCACATGCAATCCTTATTGGAAAATTATAATTCGAACTTGGATCAATTTTTAATGTAAATTTTGTTAAAAGATATTTTACAATTTTATAATAACCTTTCATACATGAATATTCAATTGGATCATTTTTTAGTGCTTCTAGATTAACTTGTTTAATTTTTAAAAGATATTTAAAAAATTTATAATTATTATAATAATATGCTAAATGAAATATTCGATTGTAATCAATAGAACAATTTGATACATATAGTTTTTCACTTGTAATTATATGATCTGCTTCAAAATTTGAACACAAATCATTGTATAATATGAACATCAAAGAAACTTTTTAGGAAAAAGTTTCAGCAAAAAGTTTTAGTTACAAAGTTTTATATATTTTATATTTATTAATCAATTTTTATTAAAGAGACTTTTTAGGAAACATTATTTTTGCTGAAACTTTTTTCTAAAAAGTTTCTTTCTAAAAAGTTTCTTTCCTAAAAAGTCTCTAAAAAGTTACTTTATATGATATAAAATCATCAATGGCATTGATAATATCAGCTGGAAGTTGATTACCAAGTTTCCATTTAGAATAATTTAATAGTAATTTTCTTGAATCATATATTATATGATTATATTTTTGTGGTACTTGATCATTATTTAATTGAGAAACTTTTACAATAGCTTTAAATTGTTTATTTTCTTCCCAGTTCTTGAAATCTGGAAATGAAATTCTTTTTTTAATAATAATTGATAATTGTTTATAATTTATCTTTCCCATTTTTTATAATACAAAAAATATTTTTATAATAAAAATGATTATATTATATTATATATTAAAATGTCTATTGTGATTGATAAATTTAATTTACAAAAAAATAAAAATATTTCTACATTATATGATAAATTTGTATCACCAGAAGATAGATATTCTTCAAAGGTTATGAGTAAGTTTGAAAAAAGTTCAGTAATTGCTGCATTAACTGAAGATATTGCCAACGGCCGAAAAATAGATATTCCTGTGACTAAAAATTACAAAAGTAAATTTCAAACTAATACTGCAATGTATATGGATTTAGCTATACAATTAATTAAGAAAAAGAAGTGTCCGTACGCTGTTGTGCGACCTTGTCCAGATAAAAATCGTTTAGAGTGGTGGGATGTTAATGAACTAATTATATACTTCTAAGAGACTTTTTAGAAAGAGACTTTTTAAGAAAAAGTCTCGGCAAAAAGATTATGTTAAGACTTTTTAGAAAAAAGTCTCGGCAAAAAGATTATATTTTTTATATTTTTCAATTTTTTTAAAAGTTTTAATATGTTCTTTTTGCTGAAACTTTTTTCTAAAAAGTTTCGGTGCATTCTTTTTGCCGAGACTTTTTCCTAAAAAGTCTCTAAAAAGTTTCTTAATAAAATTGATTTTTATTTTTTAATTATATAAAATGTCATATTGTTTAACAAATTGTAAAAATTGTAATAAAACTATTTCACATATATTACTTCCATTTAGAGCATATATCAATGATAAAGTATTGAATAATAAAGATCAATCAAATAATGAAGATTTCTTTATAAAAAATAAAATAACAAACAATTGTTGTAGATCCCAAATTGTTACTACATTAATTGATCCAACAATGGAAAATGAACTTGAAAATTCTTCATATTATAAAAATTATATGAATTATTCTGTTAAAATTATTTAATAGTAATATATTACTATTTTTTTATTTTTCATATATATATATATATAAATGTTAATGACTACCGTTGTTAAAGATAATATTAGTTGTGCAAATTTAAAATTAACAACAGGACATATTGAGATAACTGGAACAAATACATTTTATGGAGACTCAAATGGTAATGCAATTACCACTGGATTAAGAAATACATTTTTGGGAAGTAAATGTGGCAAAGTAGTCACAATAGGAGATGACAATACATTTATTGGTAATGATACAGGAAAATTGGTTACAACTTCAAGTGATTTGACTGTAATTGGTTCATCTAATGCTCCAATACTAGTAACCTCAACAGATTTGGTTGGTGTTGGTAAATCTATTTTAACATCTGCAACAAGTGCATGTAATAGTAATGTTTTATTAGGAAATAATGTTTTAGATCTAACTGTAACTGGAAGTAATGAAAATGTTATGATTGGACATAATATTGCAACTTCTGGTGCTGTTGCTTTTGTAAGAAATATATTTATTGGTGAAGATGTTGCCACTGCACATACTACTGGAAGTCCTAATGGAAATGTCATAATTGGCTATGGTGCTGCTAATAATCAAACTATATTGGGAAATGGAAATGTTGGTATTGGGCAGGGAGTTCTATCTAATACAACTGGATCATGGAATACTGTAATTGGAAATGCTTCTTGTACTGTGGCTGGAGGTGGTTCATATAATATTATTATTGGTGCTGGAACTAATGTAAGATTTTTTACATCACGAGCAATTAAAATTGGATTTGGAATACGTTCCTCTTTAACAACATTTATTGATGGAATTAGAGGAGTTACTACAACTGTTCCAGATGCTGTGGCAGTTTTAGTTGATTCAGATGGACAATTAGGAACAGTTTCATCTTCCAAAGTTTTTAAAGAAAATATTGAAACAATTGATAATAATGTTATTAATCGTTTTCATCAATTAAGAGCTGTCAGTTTTGATTATATTTCTCATCGTGAATCAGAAGATAAAAGAGAAAAAGAAGAAAAAACACAATGGGAACTTGATCAAATTAAAAAAGAAAAAGAATGGTATTTAAATATGAAAGATATCGATTCAAATGAAAAATATATAAGAGAAAAGTTTTTATTCAATAAAAAACACATTCGTAAACAATATGGTTTAATAGCTGAGGAAGTTGAACAATTATTTCCAGATTTAGTTGTTTGTAATAAAAGTGGAAAAATTGAAACAGTACAATATAATAAATTATTTGGATTATTAATTGCAACAATACAAGATAATAGAAAACTTATCAATAGACTAGCTAATATGATGAAATAAAGAGACTTTTTAGGAAAAAGTCTCGGCAAAAAAATTATGTGTTATATATTTTTTATTATTTTTTGTTGAGACTTGGAATGCCTGAATCTATAATAAATCCAAAGCTTTTCTATAACTTTTAGTATGATAAGTTAATTTTATATATTTATCATACATTATTATAATTTATGAATTAAATAACCAATTTTTAAATTATTTTTAAATTATTTTTAAATTTGATAAATAATTTTTTTTTATATTTGAATTTATTTACATCTTGAATATTTCTTCTTTTATCATCAATAAATATAAGATTATACTTATATCTTTTATCAAATCCAATATTTTTTTCAAAATAATCATATATTATTTTAACAATAATTCCTTTACTTCCGATTTTTTTTGTAAAAATCTTTGGAATTGATTGCAAGATTGGATTTTTATTTAAAATATTCTTATTGAAAATAATTCGCTTATCATTTCCATCATATGAACAATAAAAATAGTTATATTTTTTTCTTTTAATTAATGAAAATATATCTTTATTAATTATATTATTCTCAGATAACATTGTATTGTGAATATCAATAATACATAATGTTGCTTTTTTAAATGATAATTTACTCAAAAATTTATCAATTCGCTTTGAAAAATTATCATGTTTTTTGAGAACAATCATGTATATATAATGAAAAAAATAATAAAATAATTTTATAAATCATGAATTTCATTATTAAAAGATAAAAAAGTTAATTCAAGTGATAATGATAATTATGCAATTCAATTTGCTTCTAAAAATGAACATTTTGAAATTGTTCAATTACTTATAAAAGATATTCTATCAAAAAGAGACTTTTTAGAAAAGAAACTTTTTGGAAAAAAGTTTCGGCAAAAAGAGAGTATTTTATAAGTTTTTTGTTATTTTTTTTGCTGAAACTTTTTTCTAAAAAGTTTCTTTATAAAATTGATTAATTAATATAATATAACAATATGTATGAATTATATAAAGATATTAATCATTATACTTTCAATATTGATAAAATAATTAAAAATGTTGGTAGTATTGATGTTCTTTTCGGTAATTTATGTAAAAATGGTGGATATAATATTATTAGATATTGTTTATTGAAATATAAAATGGAAATTGATTTAAATGGTACCAGTAATTATGCAATTAGAATAGCTTCTGAAAACGGCCATAAAAAAATTGTTGAATTATTATTAAAATATGAAGAAGTTGATCCTAGTGATTGTAATAATTATGCAATTCAATGGGCATCTGAAAATGGTCATTTAGAAGTTATTAAACTGTTATTAAAAGATAAACGAGTCGATCCTAGTGCTGTTAAAAATTATTCAATTCAAGAAGCATCTAGTAATGGTCATTTAGAAATTGTTAAACTATTATTAAAAGATGGACGAGTTGATCCAAGCGATGAAAATAATCGTTCAATTCGAAAGGCATCTAAATTTGGACATTTAGAAGTCGTTAAACTGCTATTAAAAGATGGACGAGTTGATCCAAGCGATTGTGATAATGAAGCAATTATAGAAGCATCTAAATTTGGGTATTTAGAAATTGTAAAATTATTATTAAAAGATAAACGAGTCGATCCAAGCGATTGTGATAATGAAGCAATTATAAAGGCATCACAATATAAATATTTAGAGATTATTAAATTGTTATTAAAAGATAAACGAGTCAATCCAGGAGATGCTAAAAATTCTGCAATTCAAATAGCATCTGCAAATGGAAATTTAGAAGTTGTAAAATTATTATTAAAAGATAAACGAGTTGATCCAAGTGCTAGTAATAATTATGCAATTATAAAGGCATCTCAATATAAATATTTAAATATTGTTAAATTATTATTAAAAGATGAACGAGTTAATCCAAGCGATATTAATAATTCTGCAATTCAATTAGCATCTGCAAATGGAAATTTAGAAATTGTAAAATTATTACTAAAAGATAAACGAGTTGATCCTAGTGTTAATAACAATTATTTAATTCGAATAATAATTACAAGTGGACAGTTGGAAGTCGTCAAATTATTATTAAAAGATAAACGAATTGACCCAACTGATAATGATGATTATATAATTCGACATGCAGCAAAAAATGGATATTTAGAAATTGTAAGAATATTATTAAAAGATAAAAGAATTGATCCAAGCGCAAGTCATAATTATGCAATTCGTTGGGCATCTAAAAATGAACATTTAGAAGTTGTAAAATTATTATTAAAAGATAAGAGAATTAATCCAAGTGAAAATTATAATAATATAGTTCGTTGGGCATCTAAAAATGGTCATTTAGAAGTTGTAAAATTATTATTAAAAGATAAGAGAATTTATTATTCAATTACTAATTATAATAATATAGTTCGTTGGGCATCTAAAAATGGACATTTAGAAGTTGTAAAATTATTAAAAAGAAACTTTAGAGACTTTTAAAAAAAGTCTCGACAAAAAGAAGATATAAAATAAATATTTTTATTATTTTTTGTTGAGACTTTTTTCTAGAAAGTCTTTTTTTAAAAAGTTTTAATAAAATTGATTTTTTAATTTAATATAATATAACAATATGTATGAATTATATAAAGATATTAACTATTATACTTTCAATATTGATGAAATAATTGGATGTATTGATAATATTAATATTTTTTTCAATAATGCATGTAAAATGAATAAATATAATATTGTTAAATATTGTTTACTAAAATATAAATTGAAATTTGATCCAAGTAGTTATCATAATAAAGCAATTCGCTTAGCATCTGCAAATGGTCATTTAGAAATTGTAAAATTATTATTAAAAGATAAACAAGTTGATCCTAGTGATTTTTGTAATAGTGCACTTATGGAAGCATCTGAAAATGGGCATTCAGAAATTGTTAAATTATTACTAAATGATAAAAGAGTTAATCCGAGTGATTGTGATAATCGTGCAATTCGATCAGCAGCTGAATATGGACATTTAAAAATTGTTAAATTATTATTAAAAGATAAAAGAGTCAATTTAAGTGATAATGAGAAGTATACAATTTGTTTTTCAGTTGAAAATGAACATTTAGAAGTTGCTAAAATATTAAAAAAATATATTAAAAAAAAATAATAAAATAATTTTACAAATCATGAATTTCATTATAAACTTCGTTTATATCAACTAATGCGGATCTATATCTATCTTTATCAAATTGAACTGGTGTTAATTTATAATCCATTAACTTCCAATAAATTAATTCAAAATTATCATAATCTTTCAATTCTTCCATAAAACTATTTAATTTCATTGTTATTTTTGTAGGATATACATAAATGAATTTATTTTTTTCATCATCTTTAAATATTTTCGCGAATATTCCTCTTGTTAAAACATTTTCTTCTTTTTTTACCCAAACCATATATGATACATAAAACACGAAATCAAATGCTATAAAATGACAATCATATAAATTCATAACATATAATTGTTGTTGTATTTGCCACCAATATCCTGATGGAATTTTATCAAGACCAGCATTTGTAGTTGTCATTTCATTGTCTTTTTTCTTACTATATCTACAATCATTATATTTACTTGGACATTTTATTTCCAATCCAATAACATCATCAATTAATCCTAAATTAAACCAATGTCTTAATTCTTTTAATGTTGGTTTATAATTTGGTGGAACATTTGGAAAATTCTTAGGTTGAAACATAAAAACTACACCATCCGGTGATGCTCTTATAATTTTATTTTTCCAATGAGAAATTGAAGAAGATTCATATATTAATACTTTATTATTGATAAATCGATCATCATCATATTCTTTATTAAATAATGATTGATATAAATCTCTTGCAACTGGTTCTAATGCATTTCCTCTATGCATTGGACTTGTTAATTTATCAACTGATGTATAATATCTTGATGTTTCGACATCTATAGTATTAGAACTCTCTAATAATGCTTTTTTCTTTTTATTGATAAATGAATTACGTGATTCATATTTTTTATTCAATCCCAGTGCTGAAAAAACTTCACTTGCATTAATAGCTCCTTTTCTTATTTCCAACCATTCAGTAGTTCCTTGTTCGGGAGCATCTTTATTTAAATCTAAAATATCTAATACAATTTCTACTCTATCTTTATAAATTATATTATCAAGATTTATAGTTAAAAAATTTGTTATAAAATCTACAGCAACTCCTATTTCATTTTTTGTCAAAACAGTAATTTTTATAACTCCGTTTTGAGTTATTTCAAAATGTTGAATATCATGATCTGGGCGATTATATTGTATTTTAACCATTTGTTTTTTATCTGAAACATAAAATGCATTTAAGTTATTATTTTCATTTAAATTAACAAATTCAATTAATTTTTTATTATCAAATTTAAATTTAGTTAATTGTTTAACAACACATAAAATCATACTTCCTTTTGGTGGTATAATGTTAATTTCATTTTGAAATATAGTATTATTTTTACTATGTATTTTTTTCAATAATAACTCAATTGTATTTTTAAATTCTTTAAATTTATCAAAACTAAAGCCAGTTGAACTTATACTTCCGTTGCAAAATAATTTAACTGAAATAATATTTTTTGGATCAGATGTATATAATTCTAAAAATATTGCATTCTTAAATGCTAATTCTACTTTATTCTTCTTATTTTTTTTAACTTTAATTCCCCTTTTATATAAAACATACTCTTTATTTTCATTTTTGTATCCGTATCTAAAACATTTTATAATATCTGAATATTCCATAAAATTTTTATCTAAATACATTGCCAAGTCTAATAAATTAGTACTTTTTTTAACACCTCCATAATAAGATGTATAAATTGTAGTAGTTTTTGGTATTTTATTATTATCAAATTTTATTTTTTGTGTCGACATTTTTGATATTTATACTATTTAATCAATTTTATTTTTAATATATAAGAATGTTAGATAAATATAAATATGCAAAAGATATACCAGATTTATTGGCTGTTAATGGTAATAATCCATTGAGAAATAAAGAACTATCAGTTAAAATGCCATGGTATTTATATCTAAGACGATGTAAATTACAAGGCATTAAACCAACTCAAGTTAGAAATGTTGAGACTTTTTAGGAAAAAGTCTCGGCAAAAAATAATGTGTGTGAGTTTATAGTGTTTATAAGTTTATAATGTTTGTAAGTTTATAATTAATTTTTTATTTTCTTTTTGTTGAGACTTTTTTCTAAAAAGTTTCTTTCTAAAAAGTCTCTTTCTAAAAAGTCTCTTTTTAAATAAAATTGATTTTATATTCAATTGAATAAAATATGATATCTAGACATATTATCATAAATGATATAAATTTTAGAAATTATTGTAGAGGTACTATAAATTTTCTAGAATACATTGGTTATAAAGATGAAAATATCAATATTATTGAAATAAATTGTATTGAATATAGTATATTGACAAAATTGAAAAAAATATTTAAATTTAATGATTGTATTAAAAAAATTATTTTAAATTATAACAAAGATATACCAATTTGTTTATCAAATTATAATTTTCATATTGAAAAAAATTTAAAAATAATAAAATGTAAAAATAAAACAAAAATAATAACTTGTAAAATAATAATTTTTAAATGATTTTTATTTTTTAGATATAATATGAAATTAAAAGTACCAAAAACTCTTAAATGTAGCCCAGGTAGGAAAATTAAAAAACAATCTTGTTTTACTGATAAAGAAATTAAACAAATACATAAAATATTATTAAAACATAAAAAATTTAGTGGAAAAATACCATTAAATCTCGTTACTCAAATAAAAGATTTAAATGTTATTCTCAAAGATTCATTTCGGCCAGTGTCAACGTGGTCAAAAGATGGTTGGTTGAGTATTTATGATATAAATAATGTTATGAAACAATATGACGATATATATCCCAACTTTGTGTTTCTAGGAACAAAATTATCTGACTTTTATGAAACCAATGATTTAATACATGAAAAACTAGATAAAAATAAAAAATATGGATTTATCTTTAGATTAAAAGGAGAAAAAAATAATTGTAATGAAGCAGCACATTGGGTATCTTTATTATTGTATAAAAATAGAATTGAATATTTTGATTCAGTTCCACATATTTTACCAAATTCAATGATATATATTATAGAAAGAATATCATTACATTGGTTATTATTAACAAATCAATCTGATATAAAATTAAAAGTAAATACTAAACGTGTACAACATTTCAATGGTGATTGTGGTATTTTTGCAATTGATTATTTAGTAAAACGTATGTCAGGAATTTCTATGGAAAAATATATAAAAACAAAATTTACAGAATCATATATAAAAGATTTAAGAGATTTTTATTATAATAAAAATTGATTTATATTTATTATTAATAATATATAATGTTTATTCTTTTTGAAGGACCAGATAATTGTGGAAAAACCACACAAGCTGATTTATTATTTAAAAAATATTTAAAATTGAATAAAAAAGTAAAAAGAATATCATTTCCTGATCGCCGTACTGAGATTGGAAAAGTATTACATAATCATCTCAATTCTAAAATAAAAATTCATTCAAAAGAAGCAATTCATCTATTATTTAGTGCAAATCGTTGGGAGAAAAAAAATGAAATTGAAGAATTACTAAATTCTGGATATTTTATAATATGCGATAGATATATTCCATCTGGTTATGTTTATTCAATGGTAAATGGTTTAGATTCTATTTGGTGCAAACATGCGGACCAAGGATTACCAATTCCAGATATAACATTTTTATTTGAAAATAATATAAATGTTGATGGAAATGAATTATATGAAAATGAAACATTTCAATCTAAAGTATGTAATGAATTTAAAAAAATTAAAGGTAATAATATTTACAGGATTAATTCACATAAATCTATACATGAGATTTCAAATATAGTCTATGATACATTAACTAAATTGCCAATTGTGACCACAAGTGATACAAACTAATATATTTGTTGATCCTTCGTCACCGGATTTTTTTTGTACAGATGATTGATGTGAATTTCTATTTCCACAATTTGGGCATTTAAAATTACTATTAGCTGTCAATTTAAGTACAGATCCATGTAATCTTCTATATTTTTCTTTTTGAATAAAATCAGTCCAATATTCACTATTTTCAATAATAAAATCATTTTCATTTGAATTATTAAATGGTGTTTTTCTTTCACCGATAAACCATTCTTTATATTTTTTTGAAAAATTAGGAGAATTAATATCTACTAATAAAAATATTTTTTTACATTTTATTTCAAAAATATCTCTATCTTTACATTGTAAATAAATTTTTATTAAATACTCATATAAATCTTCATGAGTGTTTGTATTTTTCAATTCTTTTATATTTTCAAATAATTTTTCAGTAAAAAAATTAACAAGTTGTTTTTCTAATATATTCATTATTATATATATTAAAATATAAATCAACTTTATTAATATGATGGATGTTTGTTGATAACAATTCCACAATAATTGACAGGATATCGTTGATAATTAACATTTGTATAAATACCACAATTTGATGCACATTTCATCAACCATACATTATCTGCCCAATATGATTTAGTATGATTAAAACCGGCGTTTAATATGTGAGTTAATTCGTGCAATAATACAAACATAAGTAAATTATTTGGATATAATTCAGTATCATTTTTTTGCATGCACATATTTATAGAATATCCTTTGAATAAAGTATAAGTTTCTTTAGGATTCTCTACCATTGAATTACCATGAAATCTATTTAATATTCTCTTAGTTCTTGGATCATTTGGGAAATAGTTTTTTAAATATTTTTGTAATTTTACAGTTTCGTTACCTAATTCACAAAATTTATTTGCAACTTTTTGTTTTATTGAAGAATTTAGAACTTTATATGTTATTCCACATACTCCAGTTACTCTTGTATACTTATTGAATAAATTATGAATAATAAGTAATATTATTATTATCAATATGAAAATAATAAATTTTTTATTTTTCATTATATATTATAAAACAATTTTTTAAATTGTTCTATATAATATTTATTTTTTATATAATAATCATTATCATATATTATTTTTTTATCAATTTTAGATTCTATATCTATATATTTATTCAATAATTTAAAATGTACTTTATTTTGAAAAAATATTCTTTTATCTTTTAATAATAGTAATACAATTTTATGATGATTATTTCTAAATGCATTTTTAATTGCAAAATTATTATCATCACTTGGATCAATATTCTTTTGTTCTAATAATAGTCTAACCACGTTTATGTGACCATTTTTTGATGCATATCTCAATGCATAATTATTTTTTGAATTAGATTTAACTACTTTATATGTTAAATTTATAAAATCATACATATTATTATTCAAAAATAATATTTTACAATGTTTTTCATCTATTATTCTAGATCCAATTGATTTGAATGTATTATCTATAACAACATATTTATTATTAAAAGATTTAATAATTTCTCCATTATCAAAAATTGGTTTTATATAATTTAATAATAATTCTACTATTTTATAATAACCTTTTTGTGCAGCTATACGAATTGGATAATTTGAATCTATAAATGGATCAATTAAATTATTTGTATTATTCAATAAATAATCAACAATTTCAGTATTTCCATATAAACATGTAATTTTAATTGCATAATTATTGTTATCAAAAGCATTTATTTCATAATTTTTTATCATATAGTTAAATAAACACATTGTTCCATATTTTAATATCCAAATATAAATTACTTTATCTGATATTTTTTTCAATTTCATTAAATTATTCCATTTCAATATATTTTCACTAGTTTCATTACTATATTTTTTATTGTGATAATTTTTAAAATATTCAACTTTACCAAACATTATCAGGATCAACTTTATGATATTGTTTTGGTACTATATATAATGAACTAGTTTTTTCTTTTTTATAAAGATTTGTTGGCATTAAATTATCGTTGTTTCTAGTTTTATATTTTTTTCCATTATACATAAAATACAATGGACTGTACATACTTGGCAAAGATGTGCTATGATATCTTGAAATTAATTTAAGTTGCTTCATATTATATGTTACTTTTAAAAAGTTACTTTGTTACTTTTTCTCAAAAAGTAACATCAAAAAAAATATTATTCTTAAAAATAAATAATATTAAAAACTTTTTGCCGTTACTTTTTCCCAAAAAGTAACAAAGTAACCTAGATGTAAAATAAAATCATCAATATATATATGATAATGATTCCTAAATGAACAAACAATGGAAATTTTGAATCATGTTCTTTCATTTCTTTATAAATAATAAAATTGATTAAATTGTATTTTTATATTAATACTATATATATGAAATTTAAAAAAGAAAATTATTACACAGATAAAAAAAATGATAATCCGAATACATTTTATATAAGATGTCAAAAATTTGAAAATAGAAGATTATTACAATCAGAAAAAATAAAATATAATGATAAAATATGTTATAATGATGATTTTTATAAATCACCAGAAACAATTGATGATATTTTAGATTATGAAAGTGACTCTGAAGGTTATTGGGGATCACAAAATAAAATGATATTTAAAAATAGGAAAAGTAAACATCATAAAGAAATAAATAATTTTATCAATGGTTTATCTGATACTTCTTATAATTATGATAAAAAATATATTGTTTCAATGTTTGGAAGAACTATTTCTGGAAGAGATATATGTATTCATGTTAAAAATTATAGACCATGGTTTTTAATCAAAGTTCCTGAAGTATTTCATAAATCACCGAAATTATTTATGAATATTATTAAATATAATAATGATAATGGATTTTTATTAGATAGAGATAAAAAACATTTTAATATTGGATTTAGATATGGATATATTTGGAATATGTTAGTAGCAAAATATAATAAATCAATTGTTAAGATTGAATTAGTATATGGAAAGCCTTTTGAAGAATTTACTGGAACTGATATATTTCCATATGTAAAATTATCTTTCAATAATAGTAATGCTAGAAAATTTTATTCAATGAGAGTATTTGGTTCAAATAAACATGGTGATTATACAAAATTGTCATTTGTAATGAAAAATGGTAAATCTTTTATGGTTAATATAAAAACATATGAAGATGGTATATCTCCAAATATAAGGTTCTTTCATGATAGAAAATTAAACCCAGTTGGATGGTATAATGTAAAAAATGTTTTCAATATTCCAGATGAAGAAAAACTTACTAATTGTGCTATAGAATTTACTGTAAATTATGAAGATATTTCAACGAATGATACAATAATAGATATTCCAATGTCAATTAGTAATTCTTTTGATATTGAAACAAGTAAACGTATTTACAATGGTATTGGTCCTGAATTTTTAGAATCTGATCCAATTATTTGTATTGGAAATGTATTTAAAATTGAAGATAAAATATTAAATGTTTCATTAACATTGAATAAAGTTACCAATATACATCCAAGTAAAAATACATATATAATTGAATTTGATAATGAAACTGATTTGCTGTTATATTGGATTGAATTAAATAGAAAAATGTCTACAGATATTTATTATACTTATAATGGTCATTCTTATGATTGGGAATATATATATTTTAGATGTTTTGATTTAAATATTGTTGGTGATTTATTCAAAATGACGAAATATTGGAATGTCAAAACAACTATATATAAAAATGATACATATAGTTCTGGTGCAGGTGCAAACAAAACAGTTATGTTAAAAACTTCAGGAAGTTGGAATATAGATATATACAAATACTATAATGGCCAAGCTGATAAAGCTAAATATCCTGATTTAAAACTGAAAACAGTTTCTTCAATAATTTTAGAAGAAACAAAAGATGATCTTACATATGATGAATTATATAGATATGCTGCTCAATGTTTTTCAAATCCAATTGATGATAAATCAAAAGAGAAAAATACTATAATAAATAAATACTGTCTTCAGGATTGTGCATTATTGTATAAATTAGTAATACAATCGTCAATTGATTTAAATTTAATATCTAAATCCAAAATTACATCATTAGATTTATCAACATGTGCAAATTCTGGTCAAGGACAACCATTATTATCATTAATATCTAATTTTGCATTATATAAGATGAATTATGTATATTTTATACCAAGAAATACTAAAGATATTAGACCAGTTGATACATTATGGCAACAAAAATTACATAATTTAGATTTTCGTACAGAATTTGATAAAAAGACAGAAAGAAAACAAGAAATTGTAAAAGAAAAATTTTATAAAGGTTTTAATGCAGTAGGAGGATTTGTTGCTCCTCCAATCCCAGGTATTAGAGAAAATATTCCTTGTTTAGATTTTAATTCAATGTATCCGTCAGCTACACTTTCCAATAATTTATGTTGTACTTCAATTATAAAAAATGAAAAATATAAGAAATTATATAAATATACAACTTATGTGTATTCATTACAAAATGGTACAAAGAAAAGTGTTGATATTGCTGTAGATTATACTAATAAACAAAAAAATTTAGGAATTTTACCAATGGTATGTAAAACGTTATTAGATGAAAGAAATAAAATTAAAAAGAAAATGAAACAATATAAAGATCATTCATTAATTCAATATAAAATATTGGATGGAGATCAAAAAGCCATGAAAGTTTTGTGTAATAGTGTTTATGGTCAAACTTTATCAAAATCTATACTTTATGCTGCTCCTATTGGTGGAACAATTACAAATGAATGTAGAAATTATATTCATGCATGTGAAGATTTGTTATGTGGAGTCGAAATGACGGATATTTCTTCAATATCTAATAAATTTAAAAATAAAGATTTACATGAGGTAAAATATTGGATTGGAAATAAATTATCTGCATTTACTGATGAAGATGAATTTGATAAATTAGAATTGGAATTAACTGAAAATAATGTTATGTTTTATACATCATTTTGTTCAAAGTTAATAAAATTGGAAAAAATAACAAGTACAAATAATTTATATGTATGGAAAGGTTTTGTCCCTGGTTCATCTATTGTATATGGAGATACAGATTCAATATTTCCTCAATTTCCTCAAAATAAAACTTTATCAAAGGAAAATGAATTTTATAGAATTTGGGATTTGTCAATTAAATGTGAAAAATATATAAATAATTTTCTACATAATCAACTTGATTTAACAACAATGACAATTGAATTAGAAAAATTACAATCATGGATATTCTTTTATCCAAAAAAGAAAAAATACTTTGGTTGGAAACATGAACGTCGAGATTACAATCATAAAGAGAAATTAATTCGTGGTGTTAAAAGTGTTAAGAGAGATGCTACAAAAATTGAAAAAATGGTTGGAAATAAAATACAACGATATATGATGGATTTACAACCTAATAATGCGATAAGATATATGAGAAATATTATTAAAAAAATCTTTACGGGAAAATATGATTATACATATTTCTTAAAGAGTGCAAAATTTAAAGGATTTGATGCATACAAAGAAGAATCCATTGAAAATGTTGCTCATATCAAAGTAGCAAAGATGATACACGATAAAGATCCATCAAGAACTCCGTTGAAAAATGAAAGAATATATTTTTCATATAAACGAACAAAATATAAAATTGGATCACATGGTGGAGTTAATATGCCGCAAAAAAAGGATATTGTTATTCCAGCAATATTTATAACAGATAAAACAGAAATTGATTATAAAACATTTGTTGAATATATCATTTCTAATAATATTGAAATATTAAAATATGTTATGAATATACCAGATTTAACTGCTAAACAATATTTATTATCAGTATTAGATGATTATAATATAGATTATAAGTAATTATTCAATAATCTATTGTAAATTGAATTAATATCAACATATTCGTATGTTATATTTCTATTTTTATATAATTTTGATAATAAATCTTGTATCATCTTTTTTTTCATTAATGTTCTATCCAACATTTTTAAATAATTATCTACCAATACACATTCGTATTTATCCAATGGATAAAAATCTGAATTAATAATTATATCATATGCTTTTTCTCTTTTAGTTTTTGTATATTTTATTCCTCCAATACTATTAAATAATTCATTTCTCAATTTTTTTCTCATTAATCTATTCATAAATACATGTTTCAATAATTTACGATGGGTAGCAATAAAAACAACTGCTCGTGAAGCATTTTTTGACAATTCATTTGAAATAAAGTATTTATAATTGCCATGTAAATATCTAGGATAATCATTTATAACCAAATAATGTTTTTTTATAGTATTTACTTCATCTTCATTTAAATCTGGAAAATAATTTTGTTTAATAAATTTTATTACTAGTTTATCCATATTATATATATAACTTTTAAAAGAAACTTTTTAGGAAAAAGTTTCAGCAAAAAAGTAGAAGAGTAATTACAAGAAAAGTAGAAGAGTAGTTATAAAAAAAAGTAAAATAGAAAGTTTATATAAAATATAAAAAATAATCAATTTTATTAAGAAATTTTATATGTAGTTTTGACTCGTTCATTTTTCAATAATAATTTGACAATTTTATCATGTTTATTTTCAATTGCACATCTGATTGCACAATTATTTCCATAACTTGGATCGACTTGTTTATTTTTCAATAGTAATTTAACTATTTTATAATTTCCAATTGTACATGATTGTCTAAATAGATAACTTGGATCAACTCGTTCATCTTTTAATAACAATTTAATAACTTTAAGATGTCCATTTAATGAAGCCATTATAATTGCATAATCATCATCATCACTTGGATCAACTCGTTTGTCTTTTAATAACAATTTGACTATTTTATAATAACCATTTTCAGCTGCTATTCTAATAGCATGATTAATCTTAACACTTGGATCAATTCTTTTATCTTTTAATAATAATTTTACAATTTTATAATAACCATTTTCAGATGTATATTTAATTGCGTGATTATTATTGATACTTGGATCGATTTGTTTATTTTTTAATAAATATTTAACAATTTTATAATGTCCGAAATAGTTTATTCTTTTAAAAAAATTATTAAATCCATTATCTTTTTTATCAATGTATTTTATAATATATAATTTATTCAAATTGTATTTTATAAAATATATATAAATATTTAAATTTAATTGTAAATCATTATATATTAAAAACATAGTAGAAAGAATTTTTTTAGAAAGAAACTTTTTAGAAAAAAGTTTCAGCAAAAAGATAGTTGAAAAAGTAAAAGAGAGTTTATATAAAAATATAAAATAATCAATTTTATTAAAAAATGTTATATGTAGTTTTAACTCGTTTATCTTTCAATAATAATTTGACAATTTTATCATGTTTGTTTTCAATTGCAGCTTTGATTGCACAATTATTTTTATAACTTGGATTGACTCGTTTATCTTTCAATAATGATTTAACCATTTTATAGTTTCCAATTGTACATGATCGTCTAAATAGATAACTTGGATCAACTCGTTTATCTTTTAATAATAATTTAATAATTTTAAAATGTTTATTTTCATATGCCCAAATAATTGCACAATTATTATCATCACTAGGATCAACTCGTTTATCTTTTAATAACAATTTAAATATTTTATAGTGTCCATTTTTAGCTGCAAATCTAATAGCATAATTGCGACTATTACTTGGATCAACTTGTTTATCTTTCAATAACAATTTAACAATTTTATAATATCCTTCTTGTGATGTAATTCTAATTGCATAATTATTACAGCAACCTAAATTAACTCGTTTATCTTTCATTAGTTTAATAATTTTAAAATATCCATAATCAGCTGCCCAAAGAATTGCAACATTTTGCGTTTTATTTGAATTAATTCGTTTATCTTTCATTAATAGTTTAATAATTTTAAGATTTCCAATTTTAGATGCTAATTCAAATATATAATCAATATTAATAATATAATAATTAAAATGATATATTTTATCAATACTAGTTTTATTAAATTTAATTAATGAACATAGATCATTATATAACAAAAACATAATAGAAACTTTTTAGAAAGAAACTTTTTAGAAAAAAGTTTCAGCAAAAAGATTGAAGAGTAATTATAAGAAAATATTTTTAATTATTGAAAAAAAATAATCAATTTTATTAACATAATATTTTTTTAATGGTTTTTTAAATAGTATTACTATTTTTGGTACTTTAGAAAATCCAATAGCGCTACCATCTGCTCCACACATATTATATTGATTTTTTTTGTAATTATAGTAATAATCAATAACAATATTTTCAATTAAATCATCATATAATAAGAACATAGAAACTTTTTAGAAAGAAACTTTTTAGAAAGAAACTTTTTAGAAAAAAGTTTCAGCAAAAAGGTAATTGAAAATGTAGTTGAAATGTAGTTGAAAATGTAGTTGAAAAAGATAGTTGAAAAGTTTATATTAATAATAATTTATATTTATATTTAATACAATGAATAAAAATATTAAATTAATTATTGATTCGAGAGAACCATCAATCATAAAAACTCAATTAAATAATCTTAAAAATATACAAACAGAAACAATTAATTGTGATATTGGTGATTATATAATTAAATATAATGATATTGTTGTTGCTATAATTGAAAGAAAATCATATCCAGATTATGCAGCATCTATAAAAGATGGAAGAAAAGATGAACAATTTACAAGAATTCTCTCTTGTGGAATTCCCAATTATAAAATTTATTATTTAATTGAAGGTAAAATTACAGATGTTAAAAATGTAAAAATGAGAACATCAGTTCAAAATTCAATAATTCATAAACAAATTCGTGATTCTGTATCAATATTATTTTCAACAAATCCATACCATACATGTAATGTAATAAATGAGTTGATTTCTTCAATAATAAACCACAATTATTTTTGGAAAGTAAATTTAGATGATTATAATAAATTAAAACATAAAAGTGGTGATTATTTAAATAATCTCTCAAATAACTATATCAAAAATATAAAAATTAAAAAATCATCAAATAAAACAAAAAATGATGTTTTCATTTTAATGTTGGAACAAATAAATGGTGTTTCTTTCAATATTGCAAAATGTATTGTTGAGAAATATTTATCAATGAGTAATTTGATAATTAATTTAAATAAAAATAAAAATTTGTTATTAGGATTACCTATTAGTGAAAAAAGAAAAATTGGTAAAATTATTGCACAAAGAATTTATGATACATTAATTTATTAAAAACATAATATTATTTTATATATAATGTTTATTTCAAAAATTTATCTTTGGATAAAATATTCCTATTTATATTTTTTTCCAACTAGAAAAAATATAATAAAATATATTAAAATAAATGATAAAAAAGTATTATTCAAAGATACTTTATTATCAAATAAAAATTTAAAAATTATTGAGATAATTAAATGGGCAGATAAAAATTATGAAAATATTGATAAAATAATCGTTGGTTATTCTCAAATAGATAATTCTAATGATATTTTACATATGATAATACAATTACCAAAAAATAAAACAAAATATATTTTCAACAATAGATTTTTTTCAACTAAAAATGAAATTCCATATAAAGATCCAATGGATTATGAAGAATATTTTGATTATAATTTAATTATGATAACATCTGAATTAAAATTTGATAATATGAATTATTGAATAAAATTGATTTTGTTTTATAATATATAAAAATGAAATTTTGTAATTGTGGTACATTAATTACGAAAAAAAGACATGTAAATGGTTTATATTATGATTATTGTTCATTATGTAAAAATGAAATAACTAATACTGATTCATATGATTCATTATTATATATTGATAAAAATAAAGTCACAAAAACATCAATAAATTTAGTAAAAGCAATGATCGATGATCCAACTTATCAACAAATTAAAAAAAAATGTGCTAATGAAAAATGCTCTAATAACATTCTAAGATTTGATTATAAAAAATCTATGAAACGAGTATATGTTTGCCCTAAATGTGGTTTTTTTCAAGAATAGGATATTGTTCATGTTTTTTTGTTATTTTTTTTCTTCGTCCTTGAAAAGTAGAATTTGACTTTTTGATTTGATATGATTTACCCAACATTATATTATAGTAACTTTTTAAATAAAAGATATGTTAAAAATATAGTTATATTATTTTTTATAATTAACTTAATCAATTTATATTATTAGAAACTTTTTAGGAAAAAGTTTCAGCAAAAAGGTTTGGTAAAAAGTTTCAGCAAAAAGGTTTAGTAAAAAGTTTCAACAAAAAGGTTTGGTAAAAAGTTTCAACAAAAAGATTGTTTTTAGAATATTAAAAAAAATAATTATTTTTTTATTATTTATTAAGTGAAACTAGTTTATCTTTCAATAATAATTTAATAGTTTTATGATGTCCATTTTTATATGCTAATTTAATTGCTTTATTATTACAATCACTAGGATCAACTCGTTTATCTTTTAATAATAATTCTACAACTTTATAATGTCCATTTTTAGAAGCATTTATAATTGCATAATTATTCAAAGCATTTGGATTTACTCGTTTATCTTTCAATAATAATTCAACAATTTTATAGTGTCCATTTTCAGATGCATATCTAATTGCATGATTATTAGCATCACTTGGATCAACTCGTTTATCTTTTAAAAATAATTTAACAATTTTATAATGTCCATTTTCAGATGCCATCTTAATTGCAAAATTATAATCGTCACTTGGATCAACTCGTTTATCTTTCAATAATAATTTTACAACTTTTAAATGATTATTCATAGATGCTATTCCAATTGCATAATTTTTATCATCGCTTGGATCAACTCGTTTATCTTTCAATAATAATTTTACAATTTTCAAATGTCCATTTCCAGATGTTGCTCCAATTGTATAATTTTTATTATCACTTGGATCAACCCGTTTATCTTTTAATAATAATTTTACAATTTTCAAATGTCCATTTTCAGATGCTACTCCAATTGCATAATTATAATAAATACTTGGATCAATTCGTTTATCTTTCAACAATAATTTAACAACTTTTAGATGTCCATATGCAGATGCTAATTTAATTGTATAATTGTTATTAACACTTGGATCAACTCGTTTATCTTTTAATAATAATTTTACAACTTTATAATGTCCAGATCGAGAAGCTAATCTAATTGGATTATTATTTTGATTATTTGGATCGACTCGTTTATCTTTCAATAATAATTTTACAACTTTATGATATCCATATCTAGATACATAATTAAATACATCATTTATATCAATAATGTAACAATTAAAATAGTATTTGTTTTTAATTTTATAAATATTGTCTATATTAAATTTAATTAATGAACACAAATCTTTGTATATCAAGAACATAGAAATAAACTTTTTGAAAAGAAACTTTTTATGAAAAAGTTTCAGCAAAAAGGTTTGATGAAGAGATTTAGTATTATGTTTTTATAAATAATAAAAAAAATAATCAATTTTTTTATTATTTGTAAATTTTTATTATTCAAAGTATAATTCGTTTATCATTTATTAATATTTTAACAATTTTTAAATGTCTATTTTCAGCTGCCCATCGAATCGCATTATTATTATCATTACCTGGATCAACTCGTTTATCTTTTAATAATAATTTAACAATTTCTAAATGTCCGTTTCTTGATGCCCATTGAATCGCACTATCATTATCATCACTCGGATCAACCCGTTTATCTTTCAATAATATTTTTACAATTTTTAAATATCCAGATTCAGCGGCATGTTGAATCGCATAATTACTATTATCACTCGGATCAACTCGTTTATCTGTTAATAATAATTCAACAATATTATAGCATCCATATTGTGAAGCTTTATTAATTGCATAATTTTTATCATCGCTCGGATCAACTCTCTTATCTTTCAATAATAATTTAACGATTTTTATATGTCCAGATATAGATGCCAATTGAATTGGATAATTTTTATCATAACATGGATTAACTCGTCTATCTTTTAATAATAATTTAATAATTCCTAAATGTCCGTTTTCAGCTGCCCAACAAATCGCATAATTACTGTTATTACTTGGATCAACTCGTTTATCTGTTAATAATAATTTAATGACTTTTAGATATTTTTTTTCAAATAAATATTGAATTGCAAAATTTATATTAATAATATAACAATTAAAATGATATTTTTTATCAATATCTAAATTATTATTTTTAATAAATCTGATTGATGAACATAAATCTTTGTATATTAAAAACATAGTAGAAAGTAACTTTTTAGGAAAAAGTTACAGCAAAAAGATTTAGAAAGTAACTTTTTTAGAAAGTAACTTTTTAGGAAAAAGTTACAGCAAAAAGATTTAGAAAGTAACTTTTTTAGAAAGTAACTTTTTAGGAAAAAGTTACAGCAAAAATACAATAAGGTTATTTTTAAAATATCAAAAAAAATAATCAATTTTTTTATTATTTAATAAGTGAAACTCGTTTATCTTTCAATAATAAATTAACAATTTCAGTATGTCCTTCTTTAAAAGCTAATTTAATTGCATCATTATCATCAGCACTTGGATCGACTCGTTTATCTTTTAATAATAGTTCAACAATTTTATAATATCCACGTTCAGATGCCGCTTTAATTGCAAAATTATCATCGTCACTTGGATCAACTCGTTTATCTTTCATCAATAATTCAACAATTTTATAACGTCCCCGTACAGTGGCCCATCTAATTGCACAATTATTGACACTAGGATTAACTCTTTTATCTTTTAATAATAATTTTACAACTTTATAACTTCCTACTTTAATTGCTTGTAAAAATGCAACATTATTACAATCACTTGGATCAACTCTTTTATCTTTCAATAATAATTTAATAATTTTTAAATGTTTATTCATGCATGCCATTCGAATTGCATAATTATTATCATTACTTGGATCGGCAGGAGTATTTGTAAATAATAATTTAGCAATTTTGAAATATCCCTTTTTAGATATTATATTTATCAATTCTTCACTTTGCATTTTTAACTTATGTGTTTTCCAAAAATATTTTATAATTTTATAATAACCATTCTTGCAAACCCATTTATATGCATGACAATAGATAGAAGTATAACTTAATTGAAATTGTGGATCAATTTGTTTATATTGAAATAATAATTTAACAACTTTTAAATGTCCATTTCTACATGCCCATTTAAATGGTTCAATTAAAATGTATTTATTTGGATTATCTTTCAATAATAATTTAACAATCTTTAAATGTCCATTTCTACATGCCCATTGTATTAATAATTGCATTTGATTTAGATTTAAATAAAATCTTTTATGATATAATAATAATTTTACAATTTTATAATATCCATATCTAACAGAATATCTAATTGCATAATTTTTTTTAATATTTGGATTGATATTATTAATAGCATATTTTATAATTTCATATTTATTATTTTCAAATGAATATATAAATAATTCTTTTATTTTAGTAATATAATTTATTAAAAATAGTTTATTGTTTACATTTTTATTTTCAATATATATTTTGAAATTTGAACATAAATCTTCATATAAGAAGAACATAATAAAGTAACTTTTTGGGAAAAAGTTATGTCAAAAAGGTGGAAAGTAACTTTTTAGAAAATAACTTTTTAGAAAAAAGTTATGTCAAAAATGTTTTATGGAAAGTTTGTTTATAATATTAAAAAAAATAATTAATTTTTATTAAAACATTTTTTGATGAAACTTTTTCCTAAAAAGTTTATTTATAATATTAAAAAAAATAATCAATTTTTATTTATATATTTTTTCAATACTTTAATAATTTTATAATAATTATGTTTAGATGCAATTTTAATTAAATCATTAATACAATTATTTAAATTTATTCTTTTATCTTTTAATAATAATTTAACAAGTTTTAACCATCCATAACCACATGCTTCTTTAATTGGATAATTATAATATATATTTGGATCAATTCGTTTATCTTTTAATAATAATTTTAAAATTTTATAATATCCTCGTTTACATGCCCATATTAATGCAAAATTATAAAATACTGACAATTCGATATCTTTTTTCAAAAAATATTTTATTATTTTTATATATCCCAATTCATATGCATTTATAAATAATTTTTCATTTTTACCATTATATGTTATTAAAAACATTTGATTCGACATATTTTCAATAAGTACTTTAAAATTTAAACATAAATCTTTATATAAAAAGAACATAATAGAAACTTTTTAGGAAAAAGTTTCAGCAAAAATGTTTTATGGGAAGAAACTTTTTAGGAAAAAGTTTTAGCAAAAATGTTTTATGGGAAGAAACTTTTTAGGAAAAAGTTTCAGCAAAAATGTTTTATGGGAAGTTTGTTTATAATATTAAAAAAAAATAATCAATTTATATTAAAATATTTTTTGCTGAAATTTTTTCCTAAAAAGTTTCTTTATATTAAAATTCATCTAAGAGATCATCATAATCATCTTTTTTACCAATCATATCGCTTTTTCCAACAGTATAATTTGTTGGAATTATTTCAAATTGTTTTTCTTCCAATACCATTCCTAAAATTTTCATTTCCTTAAATGGATTATTTACTTTATAAATTGGTTTAATATTCATTTGCACCAATACTACGTCGGCAACATATTTAACATAATTTATCATCTTCTCTTGAGTTAATAGGCCGACTGATTTAGGAATTGCAGAAATTATAAACTTTTCTTCTAATTTTATTCCAGTTTTCCAAATATCTAAAATGATTTTTTCATCAATATCTTCTTTTTTCATATAATTCAACAATAAATGAATTCCCATCATCATATGTTGAGATTCATCTCTAGAAATTAATTCATTTGATTGTCTTAATCCAGGGAATTTACCATCTTTACATAATACATCAATTAATTTAAATAATGATGAAAATGCTATTCCTTCAATGAAAACAAATGCAGCTACTCTTTGCGCTAATGAATATTTCTTTGCATCCATCCATTTAATAATCCAATCATTTTTTTCTTTAATTATATCCAATGACATATGTTTTGCTAATAATTTAACAGATTTAGATCCAAAATATTCATGAATTGTTTTTGCATATGTTTCAGCGTGTATTGTCTCTTGATAAGACTGTAAATTAAACCATGCTTCAATTTCTCTGACTGGAAACTCTTTTTTGAAATTATCCATTATATTATCAATAACTAAATTATCTGCAATTGCAAAAAATCCTAATGTATGTTCTATTATAATTTTTTCTCCATTTATTACATTTTTCCAATCTTCAATATCTTTATTGAAATGAATTTCATCAACTGTCCACATTTGATCTCTTGAATCGCAAACAATTTTCCAAATATCATGATGAACAATTGGAAACAATATGACGCGTTTATCTTCAATATCTCTATTTATTTTTGACATTATATATTAACAAAAACAAAATAAATAATCAATTTTATTATAGAAACTTTTTAGGAAAAAATTTCAGCAAAAAATGTTTTAGAAAGATGTTTTAATTTATTTATTATATTTTTTATAGTTTGGTCATTTTTATCAATTCGTCTATCTTTCAATAATAATTTAATAATTTTATAATATCCATTTTCATATGCCAATTGAATTGCTTCATTATTTTTATCACTTGGATCAACTCTCTTATCTTTTAATAATAATTTAACAATTTTATAATATCCATTTTCGGCTGCCCATCTAATTGCATAATTATTAACATCATTTGGATCAACTCTCTTATCTTTTAATAATAATTTAACAATTTTATAATATCCATTTTCAGCTGCACATCTAATTGCATAATTATTAACATCACTTGGATCAACTCTTTTATCTTTCAATAATAATTTAATAATTTTTAGATATTTATTCATGCATGCCATTCGAATTGCATAATTGTTTTCATTATTTGGATTAATTCGTTTATTTTTTGATAATAATTTAACAATTTTATAATGCCCAGAAAAAGATGCCCAAATAAAAAATTCATTAATATTATTAATAAATTTTGAAATAAATAATTTATCAATTATATCATCATATTTACATTTTATTTCAATATTAAAATATAAATCATCATAAATTAAGAACATTGTATCTATATAATAAATATATATGTACAACTAAAAATAACTATTTACTAATTAAAAACGACTATTTTGATATCAAAAAATTTTATCAATTTTATTTATTTAATATTTTTTAAAAAATAAAATAAGAATAATATAAAAATCTGTTTATTTTTAATAAAAATATTAATTATCTTTTTAAAAATTAAAATAATTTTAATATTATATATTTTTTAATTTATTCATTATTTTTTTATAGTTTGATTATTTTTATCAATTCGTTCATCTTTTAATAACAATTCAACAACTTTATAATATCCATAATAAGATGCATATCTAATTGCATGATTATTATCATCGCTTGGATCAACTCGTTTATCTTTCAATAATAATTTAACAATTTTATAATGTCCATTTTCAGATGCTCATCTAATTGCACAATTATTAACATCGCTTGGATCAACTCGTTTATCTTTTAATAATTATAATATAATATTTACATTTTATTTCAATATATTTATTATATCTTTAATTATTATCATCACTCGGATCAACTCGTACATCTTTCAATATTAATTTTACAACTTTATAATATCCAAAAAACGACGCAGATTGAATTGAATAATTATTTTCATCACTTAGATCAACTCGTTTATCTTTTAACAATAATTTAACAACTTTATAATATCCAAATCTGGCAACCCATCTAATTGTATTAAAATTGGATCAACTCTTTTATCCTTTAACAATAATTTAATAATTTTATAATATCTATTTCTTGATAACCAAATAAATAAATAATTAATATTATTGATAAACTTTGAGATAAATATTTTATTAATAAACTTTAAAATAAATATTTTATCAATTATATTATTATATTTACATTTTATTTCAATATTTGAACACAAATCATCGTATATTAAGAACAT